ATAGATAAACAGTATTTAATAGTAGCCAGGGGAGCGGCTAAATCTATGTATGGTTCCTGTATACAGAGTTTCTTTTTAAACGTTGATACTTCTACCACACACCAGATAACTACAGCCCCAACAATGAAACAGGCAGACGAAGTTATGTCACCTATAAGAACCGCCATAACAAGAGCTAGAGGACCATTGTTTGAGTTCTTAACTGAGGGTTCATTACAAAACACAACAGGTTCTAGAGCAAAAAGAGTAAAATTAGCATCTACAAAAAAAGGTATTGAGAATTTTCTAACCGGATCTTTATTGGAAGTTAGACCTATGAGTATTAATAAACTACAGGGACTACGTCCTAAGGTCTCAACAGTAGATGAATGGTTATCTGGTGATATAAGAGAAGATGTTATAGGTGCTATAGAACAAGGAGCTTCTAAATTAGACGACTATTTAATAGTAGCTATGAGTTCAGAAGGAACCGTTAGAAATAGTAGCGGCGATACAATCAAAATGGAACTAATGGACATTTTAAAAGGTGAGTACGTTAATCCACATGTATCTATATGGTACTATAAGTTAGATGATGTCGAAGAAGTTAATGATCCAGCTATGTGGTTAAAGGCTAATCCTAATTTAGGAAAAACAGTTACGTACGAAACATATCAATTAGACGTTGAGAGAGCTGAAAAAGCCCCCGCGGCAAGAAATGATATATTAGCAAAGAGATTTGGCATACCAATGGAAGGGTATACCTACTTCTTCACTTATGAAGAGACATTACCTCATAGGAAGAAGACGTTCTGGCAAATGCCTTGTGCGTTGGGTGGAGACTTATCTCAAGGAGATGACTTCTGTGCATTTACTTTCTTGTTCCCTATTTCGGACGATGTATTCGGTGTGAAAACTAGATGCTACATATCATCATTAACACTTTCTAAATTACCACCAGCTATGAGGATTAAGTATGATGAGTTTATGAACGAGGGTAGTTTAAGAGTTCTAGATTGTACGGTTCTTGACATGATGGAAGTATATGAAGATTTAGAAAAGTTTATTATAAGTAAAGAATACGATATTAGAGCATTTGGTTATGACCCTTACAATGCCAAAGAATTCGCTGGTAGATGGGAAGCTGAGAATGGCCCATTTGGAATAGAAAAAGTTAGACAAGGAGTTAAGACCGAAACTGTACCATTAGGAGAACTTAAAATATTAGCTGAAGAAAGAAAGTTATTATTTGACGAAGCTATGATGCAATTTACTATGGGTAATGCTATAACATTAGAAGATACAAATGGTAATAGGAAATTATTAAAGAAAAGATATGATCAAAAAATCGATAGTGTGTCAGCTCTTATGGATGCATATGTTGCATATAAGGCAAATAAAGACATGTTCGATTAATAAAAAGGAGGTTTATATGGACAAATTTACATCGAAAGAAGTAGAACAGCTTAATAAATTACGATATTATGCTAAAGAAATGAATCTTGGAGAAAAACTTAATTCTCTAATTCCCAGTATGGATACCCCCGTAAATGCAGTTAAAGCTTCAGAAACTTTAACGTTCACAGGTGTTGTAGAGCATGGTGAAACACTTACTATAGGAGAAGACGTGTATCAATTAGCCGCAGATGTTGACGGTTTAGTAGTTGATGCTGGAAATATACCAGTAGATATATTTGCTGGGACTACTCAATCTACAGGAACTTTAACTGTAGATGTTCAACCTATAGCTGGTGACACCATGACTATAGCAGGTAAAGTATACACTTTTGTACCTGATGGTACAGCTAATGCTGATGGTGAAATATCTATAGGTGTCGATTTAGCCGAAGCTCAAGCTAATATTGTAGATGCTATTAATGGAGATGATGGATTTAATATAGCTAATGATTCTGTTTCTATATCCGATTTTACAACAAATGAAGCGGTACTCACAGCTTTAATAGGTGGTACAGTTGGCGATTCTATAGATACTACTGAGACTTTTACAGCAGAAACAAATATATTTGCTGCGGACGTTTTAAGCGGTGGCGCAAATTGTTCTGCTGCTGATGCTATAACAGCTTTAGCTGCAACTATATCTAATGATATTTCAGCTACAGATGGAACTGGAGATACTTTAGTTATAGAGAGTGATATTGGTGGTGTATTAGGTAATTCAATAGATGTATCTACTGATATAGCTAATGCTTCATTAGGTGATACTCATTTATCTGGAGGAATAGACGGAACTCCTGGTTTAGAAGGAGAACGTATGATAGATGCTGATTACTATTATGTTTGTTTAGCAGATAATGATATTTCAGGAGCTAATTGGAGAAGAACGGCTCTAGAAACATTCTAAATTGGAACCTACTATAAAATAAGGAGGTGACCGCATGGAGGAAACATTTAGAAATAGACTTAAACATGCTTGGAATGCTTTTCTAAATAAAGAAGAACCTAGATATTATCCTTATACTTATTATGGGACGTCTTATCGACCTGATAGGGCGCGTTTTAGTTTAGGAAATGAACAATCTATTGTTTCTGCTTTATATAATAGAATAGCTATTGATATAGCATCTATAGAAATACAACATGTACGACTCGATAAGGATAGAAGATATTTAGAAACAATATCTTCAGGTTTAAATGAATGCTTAACCTTAAGTGCTAATAAAGATCAAACAGGAAGAGCTTTTATGCAAGATGTTATTATATCTTTATTCGACGAGGGCGCTGTTGCAGTAGTTCCAACAGAAACATCCTTAAATCCAGCTGTGTCTGGTAATTATGATATATTTTCTATGCGTGTTGGGGAAATATTAGAGTGGTATCCTGATCACGTTAGAGTAAGAGTATATAATGAAAAAACAGGACTTAAAGAAGATTTAACACTTAATAAAAAGTTTGTAGCAATAATAGAAAATCCACTCTATGCGGTAATGAATGAACCAAATAGCGTTCTTCAAAGATTAATTCGTAAGTTAAATATATTAGATGCTATAGACGAACAAAGTGGTTCTGGTAAATTAGATATGATAATTCAATTACCATATACTATTAAAACGGACGCTATGAGAAAGAAAGCTGAAGATAGAAGGCTTAGTATTGAAAATCAATTAAAAGGTTCCAAGTATGGTATAGCTTACGCTGATGGTACAGAACGGATCATACAGCTTAATAGACCTGCGGAGAATAATTTAATGGATCAGATAAAATATTTAACGAGTACGCTATACAGCCAGTTAGGTATTACTGAGAAGGTTTTTGATGGTACCGCCGACGAACAGACTATGTTAAATTACCATAATAGAACATTAGAACCTGTTATATCAGCTATCGTAGATGAGTATAAAAGGACATTTTTAACTAAAACAGCTAGAACTCAACTACAATCTATAATGATATTTAGAAATCCGTTCAAGTTAGTACCAGTTAATGACTTAGCCGATATAGCAGACAAGTTTACTAGAAATGAAATACTATCGTCTAATGAACTTAGAGCTATAGTTGGATATAAGCCTGCTAAGGATGAAGGTGCTGATGAATTACGAAATAAAAACCTTAACGTAAAGGAAGAAAGACCTACTCCTAACGTTAAAAAACAAGAGAAGGAGGAAAATAATGAAGTATGATTTTAGTGGATACGCTACCAAGAACGATTTAAAATGTTCAGATGGTAGAGTTATTAGAAAGGATGCGTTTAAACATAACGATGGACAAACCGTACCTTTAGTATGGCAGCATATGCATAATGAACCTAATAATATTTTAGGACATGCACTTCTTGAAAATAGAGATGATGGGGTTTATGCATATTGTAAATTTAATGATACAGAATCCGGTAAGAATGCAAAAGTATTAGTAAAACATAAGGATATTTCAGCCTTATCTATTTATGCTAACTCTTTAAAACAAAAAGGTTCAGACGTATTACATGGAGCTATAAGAGAGGTAAGTTTAGTATTATCAGGAGCTAATCCCGGAGCATTGATCGACAATTTAGCTATAGAACATAGTGATGGAAGTACTGAAACAGATGAAAAAGAGGCTATAATATATACTGGAGAAGAAATTTCTTTAGAAGAAGTTGAGCATGAAGATAAAGAGAAGACACTTCAAGATGTATTTGATTCGTTGAACGATGATCAAAAAGATCTATTTTATGGTATGTTAGCACATGCCTTAGAGAGTATGGATGACGAAGAAGCTAAACATTCAGATGAAGCTAAAAAAATAATAAAATTCTTAGATGATAATACAAAATCAATTGAACACCAAAAAGGGGGAGAAGATATGAAAAAAAATCTATTTGATAACGATAACAAAGATAAAAAAGAGAACGAATTAACACATTCTCAAATACAGACTATATTTGATGATGCTAAAAAATCAGGTTCTCTAAAAGAAAGTGTTCTTAAACACGTTGATGAATATGGAATTACAAATATAGATTATTTGTTCCCGGACGCTAAAACTGTTGATAAAACACCTGAATTCATAAAAAGAGAAACTACCTGGGTTGATGGAGTTTTAAATGGTGCTAAACATACACCTTTTTCTAGAATTAAATCTTTACATGCTGATATAACTGCCGATGAGGCAAGGGCTAAAGGTTATGTTAAAGGTAGTTTAAAGAAAGAAGAAGTATTTGCATTACTAAAAAGAACCACTAGCCCTACTACTATCTATAAGAAACAAAAATTAGATAGAGATGATATACATGATATTACAGACTTTGATGTTGTAGCTTGGCTAAAAGGTGAAATGAGAATTATGCTTAATGAGGAAATAGCTAGAGCATCTCTTATAGGAGATGGTAGAGCTATAGATGATCCTGATAAAATAGACGAAAACGCTATAAGACCTATTTATAAGGATGATGATTTCTATTCTCATAAAGTTAAGATTGATGCTGGAGCAGACGTAAATGATATTATAGAGGCTATTATTAGAGCTAGAAAGAACTATAAAGGTAAAGGAAGACCTTCTTTCTATACTACATCAGATTTACTTACCGATATGTTATTAGCTAAAGACTCAAATGGTAGAGATTTATATCCTTCAGAAGCAGAATTAGCTAAGAAACTTAGAGTTAAATCTATTATAGAAGTAGAAGCTATGGAAGGTTATGAAAGAAATGATGGTGTAGACGACTTAGACCTTATTGGTATTATAGTTAATATGAGTGATTATACTATAGGCGCCGATAAAGGTGGAAAGATTGGAATGTTTGACGATTTCGATATCGACTATAACCAATATAAGTACTTAATTGAAACTAGATGTTCAGGCGCATTAACAAGATATAAAACCGCATTAGTAATCGAACAGAAGAAAGCTGCTGGATAAAAAAATAGGAGTTTGATATGGCTAAATATTATGGAACAGTAGGATATGCACAATTAGTACAAACTTCGCCTGGAGTATGGGAAGAAGAATTAACCGAAAAGAAATACACTGGTGATGTTATCAGAAATACTAGACGTTGGCAGGCAGGAGAAGGGTTAAATGACAATTTAAATATTAACAACAAAATAAGTATATTAGCTGATCCATACGCCTATCAACATTTTCATAATATGAGATATATTGAATGGTACGGGGCTAAATGGAAAATAACTAACATAGAAGTACAGAGGCCTCGTCTTATTTTAACTATAGGAGGGGTGTATAATGGGGACACGACTTGATTTACAATCGCTTTTGGAAATAACATTAGGTTCTGATCATGTATATTTTCAACCACCTCCTACTGTTACTTTAGAATATCCTTGTATTGTGTATAGACGAACAGCTGATAATGTCGAATATGCGGATAATTGTCCGTATAAGCGAAGAAAGAGATACACAGTAATAATAATCGATAGAAATCCAGATAGTATAATACCCGATAAAGTTGCTAAATTACCATATAGTTCTTTTAGTACGGCTTATACTAAGAATAATTTAAATCATGATGTTTATAATATATATTATTAAAAGGAGGAAACAATATGCCTAGAAATATTAATTGGGACGAAACCGGTAAGAGATTTTATGAAACCGGCGTTGATAGAGGGGTACTCTATAGAAAACAAGTTGATGGAAGCTATAAACACGGAGTAGCTTGGAATGGATTAACTAATGTTTCAGAAAATCCAACTGGAGCAGAACCTAATCCTATATACGCAGATAATATTAAGTATCTAAATCTATTATCTGTTGAAGAGTCAGAAGGAACAATCGAAGCTTATACTTACCCCGATGAATTTTCAGAATGTGACGGTACAGCGGAACTCACAACTGGAGTTCTAGTAGGACAACAACCTAGAAAGACGTTTGGTCTTGCTTATAGAACTAAGATTGGTAATGACGTTGATGGTGAAGATCATGGCTATAAGTTACATTTATTATATGGAGCTTTAGCCGCACCTTCAGAAAAATCTTATAAGACTATAAACGATTCACCAGAAGCTGTAACTTTCTCTTGGGACTATACAACAACTCCTGTAGAGATAGAAGGTATGAAACCATCAGCAATAGTAGTTATTGATTCTACTAAAGTAGATTCTGCTAAGTTAGCAGCCTTAGAAGCTATATTATACGGGGTTGACGCAGTGGAAGGAAGATTACCATTACCTGATGAAGTATTAAGTATAATAGAGTCTGACGCGCCTTCTGCCGTAGCTCTATCTTCATCCGTACCAGTTGACGAAGCTACTGATGTAGCTATAGACTCAACAGTAGTTCTTACATTCAATAACGCTATAATGTCTGAATCTATAAGTATGGTAGATGAGCTTGGAGATCCTGTTGCTTTCGCTAAATCTTGGGATTCTGAATCTAAAGTTCTTACACTTACACCTTCTAGTAACCTAGACAATAATGTTACTTATATTGTTACGGTTGCAGGTGTAGTTGACGTTTATTCTCAAGCATTAGCTACAGAAACAATTAACTTCACAACTGTAGCACTTTAATTCTATGAGCCCTCTTAACGGGGGCTCTAACAAAAACGAAAGGAGTTTAATATGTTAAAGAAAACTATAAAATTTAACGATTACAATGGAGTAGAAAGAGAGGAAGATTTTTATTTTAATCTTTCAGAAGCTGAAGTTATGGAAATGGAAATGAGCCATAACGGAGGTATAACCACTATGATACAAAGAATAGTAAAAGAGAAAGATCAAGAAAAGATTGTTGAAATTTTCAAAGACCTAATACTTAGAGCTCATGGTAGAAAGTCTGATGATGGTAGAAAGTTCATTAAGAACCAAGAAATCAGAGACGACTTCCTACATACAGAAGCTTACAGTAAACTATTCATGGAATTAGCTAGTAGTGATAAAGCTGCGGCGGATTTTGTTAATGGGATAGTTCCTAAACCTAAAAAACAACCTAATACTAATCCGAACGCTAAATAATAGTAAGGAGGTTAGAGATGTTAGAGATAACAATTCCGTCACAAGAATTATGGGATCCTATTTTAGAGGAATTCAGAGATACAAAAGAAAGAACGTTAAAGTTAGAACATTCTCTAATCTCCCTATCTAAATGGGAATCAAAATGGAAGAAACCATTCTTAAGTAACGATAGTAAGAGTGTAGAAGAGACTATTGATTATATAAAATGTATGACTATAACTCAGAATGTAGACGATGACGTTTATTTTTGTATCACTGACTCTATAATAGATAAAGTAAACGAATACATAGATGATGATATGACAGCGACTACATTTTCTAATCTTGAGAAAGGATCTAGAAAAGAAGTAGTAACTGCCGAATTAATTTACTATTGGATGATAGCATTAAATGTACCATTTGAATGTCAGAAATGGCATCTAAATAAATTATTAACGTTAATAAATGTATGTAACATAAAGAATCAACCTAACAAAAAGAAAATGAGTAGAAAAGATCTTGCTATTCGTAACAAGAGTTTAAATGCTCAAAGAAGAAAAGCTTTAGGCACTAAGGGGTGATCTGATGGAGATAAGAAGAAACATAACTAATACGAACAGAACTATATATAACCATAAAAGACCTATAGAATTTTTAGTAATGCATTACTTTGGAGCTTTCGGAACGGCTAGAAAGAATACTAATTACTTTAAAGATGTGTATAGAGAAGCCTCAGCACATTATTTTGTAGATGAGAAAGAGATATGGCAGTGTGTAGAAGATAAGGATATAGCATGGCATTGTGGGGATGATAGAGATAAAGACGGTCCATTTAAAGGTATATGTACTAATTTTAATTCATTATCTATAGAGATGCGTCCTAACAAGATTAATAAACATCGTATTTATGCTAGTGATAAAGATTGGTATTTCGAACAAGAAGTTATAGACAATAGTATCAAACTAGCAAGATATTTAATTGATAAGTATGATATTCCTTATGATCATGTTATAAGACATCATGACGTTACAGGCAAATATTGTCCTAGACCTTTTATGGGCGATGATATAAATAAATATTATAATACTACGGGTAATATAATGTGGAATAATTTTAAACTTGATGTGAGGGGAGAGGATGAAGTGACTCAAGAACAATTTAATGAGATGATGGAAGTATATTTAAAACAAAGAAAAGAGAAAAAACCCTCAAAGGATTGGGGCGTTGAAGAGAAAGAATGGGCTGAGTTCCATAAAATTATAATTGGAGACACTAAAGGTAATTTACAGTATAAAAGTTTTGTAACAAGAGAACAGAATGTTATATTCTTAAAGCGTATTTATGATTTGATATTAAAAGAAATTAATAGTAAAAATATGCGAAGTGGTGGACGATGAAACGTTCTACCTCTAAAAAAATAGTCACATTCTGTTTAATAAATGGTGTTCTATGGGTATGGTGTTCATATTTTCTAGCTTACTTAGGACGATATGAAATAGCGGAAGATTTATCAAAAGTAGCAGTAACACAAATAATTGCAGTTGTTCTTATTTATTGTCTTAAATCTTTATTTGAGAATTTAGCTAAGAATAATGACTGGTTAGATAAGACAGATGCGACAAGTACAAAGAAAAAATATAGACACGGACAAGACTGCGATTAATATGATAGGGGTGATACCTACATGGTATATTTTGAACACAAAGGTAATTTTAAAAAGACAGAAAAGTTTTTAAACTCCTTACAAAAAAGAGATTTTCTTAGAAATTTAGACAAATATGGATTAGAAGGAGTTATAGCTCTATCTGAAGCAACTCCGAAAGATACAGCCGAAACAGCACATGCATGGGATTACGAGATAGTAAACGAAAAAGGTAAAGCTGGTCTATATTGGACTAACTCTAATATAGAGGACGGTGTACCTATAGTTATACTTATACAATACGGACACGCTACAAAGAACGGAGGTTACATAGAAGGTAGAGACTTTATAAATCCTGCTATACAACCGATATTTGATAAAATTGCCGATAATATATGGAAGGAGGTTAGAAGATTATGAGTAAAACCGATGAACGTATTGTTAAGATGCGGTTTGAAAACGAACAGTTTGAGAGAGGCGTAAAAGAAACTTTAGAGTCGTTAGGACGTCTTAAAAAAGGTTTAGATTTAGATGGAGCAGCTAAAGGTTTAAACAATCTGGAAAGCGCGGGACGTTCGTTCTCTTTAGGAGGAATAGGAGCCGGTGTTGACCAAATAGCTAGTAGATTTAGTACTCTAGGTATAATAGGTGTTACAGCCCTCCAGAACATAACTAATTCGGCAATTAATGCAGGAAAAAGAATAGTATCAGCTTTAACTATAGACCCTGTTACTACAGGTTTTAATGAATACGAATTAAAGATGGGTTCTATACAGACTATTATGGCTAGTACAGGAGAAGACTTAGAAACAGTTAATGAATATCTAGCTAAGTTGAATGAGTATTCGGATAAGACTATATACTCTTTTGCTGATATGACTCAGAACATTGGTAAATTTACTAATGCAGGTGTAGACCTAGATACTTCAGTCAAAGCTATTCAAGGTGTTAGTAATGTTGCTGCTGTAGCTGGTGCGAATTCAGAAGAAGCTTCTAGAGCTATGTATAACTTTGCTCAGGCATTATCATCTGGGTATGTTAAACTTATAGACTGGAAATCTATAGAGAACGCCAATATGGCGACTGTGGAATTTAAAGAGCAACTAATAGAAGCCGCTCTTGCATCTGGTACTATTGCTGATGCTGGCGATGGGATGTATCAAACACTAGAAGGAAATCTATTTAATGCTACTAAAGGATTTAATGATGTTCTTCAGGATCAATGGATGACTACGGACGTTCTTGTAAATACTCTTAAAAAGTATGCAGATGAAACAACTGATATAGGTAAGAAAGCTTTTGCTTCAGCTCAAGATATTAAAACTTTCACTCAACTATACGATACGTTGAAGGAAGCAGCACAATCAGGATGGGCTCAATCGTGGGAATTAATAGTCGGTGACTTCGAAGAAGCTAAAGAAATGCTATTAGGAGTTAGTAATGCTATTGGTGGTTTTATAGATGCATCAGCAGATGCTAGAAATGCGATTCTTAAAGATTGGAAGGACTTAGGAGGTAGAACTGAATTAATAGAAGCATTCTCAATAGGGTTTGAGAGTTTACTTCATAACATAGCTCCTATAAAAGAAGCGTTTAGAGAAGTATTTCCAGCAATGACTGGTCAAAACCTTTATGATTTGACTTTAAAGTTTAAAGAGTTGATGAAGAGCTTCAAAATGGAAGAATCTACTTTAGAAAGCGTTAAAGCGGTCTTTAAAGGTATGTTCTCAGCAATAGATCTATTAGGTAAGGGTATAAAATGGCTCTTTGACGTTTCTAAACCAGGACTTGGCACTTTAGGAGTATTAGGTGAGTTTGTATTAGATATGTTTGCTCATTGGGGACAAGCTATAACAAACTTTAATGATACATTAAAGATATCAACAAACTTTGCAGATAAATTACAGAAGATTCATGATAGGATACAAGAATTTATAAGAGGGGTAACTTCTAAGTTTAAGTTTGAACTTCCTGGTTTACCTGAAACCACAGGTGATTTAGATTTAGCGTCTGAAGGAGTTAAGAATTTTAATAATGAATTAGTTCAACTTAAAGATACTATAACCGGAAAACTTTCTTCAGGTTTAGACTTCTTTGGAGATGTAATAAATAAAATAAAAGATGGAGTTAAAAGTATAGGTAGTGGTATAAAGAAATTCTTTGACCCTATTGGTCCAGAACTAAAAGAAGCATGGGAAGACGTTACTTTTACGGACGTATTAGGCACTGGTATGATAGCTGGAGCAGCTACTATAATAATAACTTTATTTAAAAAGATACATAATCTAGTTAATAATCTAGACGATATGATGGATGGAGTAGCTGATATATTAGAAAATGTTGGGGGAGTTCTTAAAGGATATCAAAGAGACCTTAATGCTAAAGCTCTTAAAAACATTGCGGTTGCTGTTGCTATATTAGCAGGTTCTTTATTCCTTTTAACTTTAGTAGATCCTGAGAAAATTAAAGCTGGAATGATAGGATTATCTATATTGTTGGGTGAAGTAATAGGCGCTATGGCTATACTAGACAAACTTACACTAAAAGGTGTTGGTGGAGCGGCTTTAAGTATGCTTATATTCTCAGCTGCTATATTAGTACTAGCTAAAGCTATGGATCGTCTTAAAGAGTTTCAAACATGGGATGAAACATGGCCTGCGTTAATTAGTTTAATAACATTAATAGGAGGTCTAGCATTAGCGGCTAAAGCAATGAAGGGTATAGGCGGAAAAGATATGATCACTTCCGCTATAGGTATTCTTATATTTGCAACTGCTGTTAAGAAACTTGCTAAATCTATAGAAATATTCTCTAAAATGTCTATAGGAGAATTAGCTAAAGGTATAATGTCACTTGGAGCAGTTTTAGGTGCAGTAGCAGCATTTATAAAATATTCTAAAATAGATAAATTAAAGACTGAAGCTAAAACAATAACTGCTTTGGCTATATCTTTACTATTATTATATGCTTCCGTACGATTATTTGGACAGATGGATATTGCAACACTTACTCAGGGATTATTAACTGTAGGAGCTTTAATAGGAGGATTAGCTTTAGCTGTTAGAGTAATGGGGTCTGGAAACGTTAAGAAAGCATCCAACACACTAACCTCTATGGCTATAGCACTTATGTTATTAATAGTACCAATAAAAATACTTGGAGAGATGGATCCTGATATTCTTAAACAAGGATTATTTTCTGTAGCAGCTATGATAGCAGGACTTACTGCGGCTATCGCTGTATTATCAAGTATATCTAAGACTGGAGGAGTAGCAGGAGTAGCGGCGGCATTAATAGGAATGTCTGCGGCAATATTAATATTATCGTTAGCTATAAAGGTATTAAGTAATCTTTCTTGGAAACAATTAGCTATAGGATTAACTGCTATATTAGTACCTTTAGCAGCTTTAACCATAGCAGCTATGTTATTAGTTCCTTTAGGACCTGGATTGTTAGTATTAGCAGCAGCTTTTGCTTTATTTGGAGCAGCTGGTATATTAGCAGGTAAAGGATTGCTTATATTAAGTGTCGCATTAGGGGCGTTAGTTACAGTTGCTGTAGCTGGAGCTACGGCTTTAATGGGAGCTATATCTATAATGGCTTTAGGGTTAGCCGAGGTTATACCTCAAGCCTTAGCAGCGTTTATATCTTCATTAGCACAAGTTGCACCTGCTATATCTGAAGGATTAATAGCTGTTATATTAACAATGGCTGACACAATAGTTAGAGTTACGCCACCAGTATTAGAGTCGATGCTTATACTTATATTAAGATTACTAGATATAATAAATGAAAAAATACCAGAATTTACACAGAGAGCAGTAGATATGATTCTTGCTTTTATGAAAGGTATAACGGAAAATATACCTAGATTAGTAGATGAAGGTATGAAGATGATAATAGCATTCTTAGAAGGTATGGCCTCAGCAATAGACAATAATCACGAGCAACTTACAGATGCTATATATAACTTATTACTTAGACTTATAGAAATGGCTTTAAATCTTTTACTATCAGCTATACCGTTTATGTTTGAGGCTGGAAAGTTATTACTTAAGGCTTTATGGAGCGGAATAAAAAGTATGTTCAACCCTACTAAGGACGAATTCGGTAATGTTAGTGAAGCAGGATTAAATTCCTTACGATCTGATGAGGATGAATTCTTTAACGTTGGAAATACCTTTATGCAAAATGTAGGAATGGGTATGATAAAGGGTATAGACTGGGTTCTTAGAAAAATAGGAGGTCAGGGTTTAAAACTGAAAGATAGTATAGAAGATGAAATGACCTGGGATGAGAAACAAGCATGGTTTGATGCCTGGGAGGTTAATGAAGCTAAAAAAGACTACTGGGACAACTATAGAGAGAACGCTAGTAAAAATATATCTAAAACCATAGAGGATACAGCTGCTCATGTAGGAGGTTCTTTAGACTTTGGAGAGCCTGTAATAACTCCTGTAGTTGATGGTACGAATGTTGATAACTTTATAGTTGATACTGAAAGGAAGTTTAATGGATTATTAAATGTTAATGGTAGCTCTTCTAAAGCTTCAGGTATATCTACACCTAATAAGAAAGATCCAACTGTAGACTTTAAAGGTGCAATGGAAGATACATTTAAGAAATTAGGTCTAGACAAACCTATTACAGGTCAAGCAGAATTATATATAAAAGATATAGATACAAATGAAATACTAGACACAATGATGTTAGAATTATCTTCAGATAATAGAATGGATTAGGAGGTAGCTGATGATAGGATTATATGATAACAATGATATTCTTATAACAAATTTAGTACAATCGGCTATTTCTAAGCCGGACTTTGAGGAAATAAAACATAGAACATTAGATGGATCTTGGCATGTTCAGACGATAGGTACCGCTGGAACTATATTAGAAGTTAAAGTTAACTTAACATTAGCAGATAAAGAGAAAATAGACTCAGCTAAGAGGACTACAACGCCATTGAAAGTTATATTTGATGGTAAGTGGTATAAAGGAATTATAGATGGAGAAATAAACTATGATAGAAGGCCTTTTGCCGAATATCCTATATTTCCAGCTGATTTTGTTATCTTGATTAATGAGGAAGGGGTGGTATAGATGCGTACTATTCCTCCTTCATTATTAGAAAAAATAAACAAAAGACATCAGACAATTTACGAAAATGCAGACCCAAAACTTAAAGTATTACTAAGTAAAGGTTTTAGTAAAGAATTATTTAGAGTATACACTATACATGAATTAGACAATATAGCAGAGATAGACGCTACTGCTAAAAGAAGTACTGCTGAATCAGAGCCAGATAAAATATATATTGCATACATAGAAGATGGAGTAGCTCATGTTAAATCTAGACCTTTGCCCTATGACACTTTTGACGAGTGGACTTACGAGTTTGAACTAGGAGCTGCTACGAACGTAGCTATAGACTTTGATGGTTACTGGGAAAGACCTTTAGGAGAAACTAGGTTTAACTTAGTAGCGGATGAGTTTCCTTGGATATTTAGTCTAGATTCTGGAGTATTAAAAGGACAATATTGGCAAAATACCGCGGTGGAACTTTCTACCAATGTTTCTAAGATTCGTTCGGTAAAAGGTTGGGTTCCGGCTAATGGTGATGAGACAAACGACCAAGGATTGATAATCTATTATCTTAAAACTGATGGAAATGTTTATTATAGAAATTATGCTATACAATCTAATGGTTCTAAAGCTTGGGAAATAGAAAGACAGATTACTGAATTTACTGGAACTGTTGTTGACATAGCTTTATTTAGAACTAATGACTTCAGAGTAGGGTTTATAGCGCAAAATAATGATAATACTATAGAATACGTGCTTACTGAAAGAAATTGGGCTGGAATGAGTTTTGAACCTGAGATATTCGATAATCCACCAAGTGTTACTAATTTCAATATTACTCAAAACGACCATTGGACTGATGTCTTAGACGAACAACCTGCAGAGATATTCGACAACCCACCAAGTGTAAGTAACTTTGGAATGAATATCTGTACGGTTGAAGAATTAGATGAAGTTATAGAAATTGTAAATTATGAGTTTGAATTTGGCGGAAATACTATAGCTTTTGAATTTTCAAGAAATATAGATTTTACAGTTAGTCAATCCGACTTTATAACAAATGGAATAAGTTCTGTATTTACAGTTACAGATACAACTATACTGAATAATTTATTGACAGTAACTATAGCAGAAACATTACCATATACCGGCTTTACAATAACTATAAATTCAGGACAGTTGACAGCAGTAATGTCAGCTTATTGTACTAGGACTCTGGGAGAGTTTATCTATGAAGATGGAGGACTTCCTGAGCAAGAAGAAACATTCAACAATCCGCCAAGTATAAGTAGTTTTAACATAAGTCAGAATGTTCATTCTACAATAACTCATGATGAACAACCAGTAGAAACATTTAACAATCCACCAAGTGTAAGTAATTTTAGTATAACAATTTTAGATGTTAATGGAGACCCATTATAAAAGGAGAGTGAATAATTTTATGAAAGTTAAATTACCGAAAGTAAAACTACATAATGAATTTAATATTATAGTGAAAGATAGTAAAACCGGGGAAATAGAAAAAGAAATAAAAGCTTATAATACGGTATTAACAGACTCAATGATTAATTACTTAGCAGATGATGGTACTCATGATCTTACACGTTTAAACGGAGTACATCAAATACACATAGGTAGAGGGACAGGAACGCCAGCTTCTACAGATACAGCTCTTTTTGATAAAATAGCAGAAATAGATTGTACTAGAGAAGAATATCAATTAGAAAAGACATTATCTAGTGCAACTTTCAAAGCTACAATAGGAGAATTGGAACATGTAGGAGAAATTATTACTGAATTAGGACTCGAGACAAGCGTTTATTGGGAATCCTCAACACATTTAATAACCCATGCTCTATTAAAAGATAGTGAGGGAAATCCTATATCTATAGGGCCAAAAACCAACACTCAAATCATAGAAATCTATGCAACAGTATATATACAAGCTAATGCATCTATGGGAAACGATTTTATAAGATACGATTCAAATTTTTACAATAAGGCTATAATTGGCTCGACTACACCGTTACAAAAGAAAACAGTTAGTTACATCCCAATGGGGATTAGTAAACCTGTTACTCATACGTTTAATGATGTAACAAAAAAAAGCACATTTTTGGCAGATAGAATGCAAAGCATAGAAGGAAATGATAAAGGAGACATAGTTGGTATATCTTTAGATGATTTTGGGTATATTGTTTTTCCAAATACTACTTTCTTTCCAACAATGTCTTTTACAGATAAAAGTATTGGTACTGGTGATGGTTCTAATAAATATTTTAGCTTCGAATCTAGTTATTTTAAACCTGATACCGAAGTAATAAAAGTTAACGAAGTAATAAAAGTTAAAAATTCAGATTACTATCTTTATCAAGGAAGTAATCAAAGTATCGGTTTTAATACTATACAATTACCATACACTAGTGGTATTTTAGAAGCCTATATGGATAATAACCCTACAGAAAAAATAGAAATTGACTCAAATGGAAATTTAACACCAAATGCAGAACATTGGAAAACTAATAATCTTATAATCGATTTTAAAGGTTTTTTTATGATAAAAAGCGTATTCTTACAGCAAAGTGGTGACTATAATATGTATAATACTGTTATAGAAGGTTCTATAGATAATACAAATTGGTTCACTATTGTTGATGATTTATATCTTGATGATAATAATGGTGGAACTGCTAACTTTGATCCTGTTAAAGTTAAATATTTAAAAATACATAGTAATGATACAAGAGGGGATGTGTTAGACATATCTAAAATTGAAGTTATGGGTGGAGCTAATATAGAATTCACAACACCACCGGGATTAGTAGAAGGTGAAGCAGTTGGAACTGGTGATGGAACTACAGTAGCATTTGATTTAGACCATACGCCATTATCTATAGATACAGTTTACCTAGACGGAGTAGAAACTACTGCTTATGCTTCAGATGGAGCAACAATAACCTTTGATACTGCTCCTACTACAGATGTTGTTATTACAGCAGATTACAAATGGGCAGCTCCGATAACCGCTTCTTGGGATACCGACGTTCCACCTAAGAGTGATAAATATAGCTATGATGTTGAATTGGAGGTTGATTGGTCATGAGAATAAATGGAAGAATAAAATGTGAATGTGGAAGAAATTTTGAGTTTGAAACTATAAGAGAAAATATATCATGTGCTAAATGTAGAAGAACTTATAAGGCAATAGAGCATGGTGAAGAAGTTGTTGAAGAACCTATAGAAGAGGAGGTAGTTTATAATGACGGAGAAGTTCAATAAATCTGTACCTTTTAAAAACTCAGGAAGTTTTATAGATTACGATAGTGGAGAGATTGATGGAACTACTACTGAAGAATTAGTTGAACTAGCAGACGAAGTTAGGCAACTTTTAGTTTTACCAAAAGTAGAATCCTATATTAAGCTGAACGATAATGATAAATGGATATACCTCCAAGCTAACTCTTGGACACCTATATCTGTTAAAACTACATCATTTACAGTAAAGACTAAGGAGGCGATAGGAAAAATATACTGGCAAGGGTGGTTGTTATAAATGATTAATATTATAAAGATGTTACTGCTATTAGGAGGAGCTAAAGAATTAGCACCAACAGAAGAAACTTTCGATAATCCTCCTAGCGTTACTGATTTTACTTTAACCAGACATGACCACTGGACGGATGTGTTAGAAGGACAGCCTGCTGAGATATTTAATAGCCCTCCATCAATTACTGATTTTAGTATAAGTCAAAATATTCACGAAACCTTAGTTCAAGAACAACCTGTCGAAACGTTTAATAACCCGCCAAGTGTTTCTATATTTACTTTAACTCAAATATCTTCATAAAGAAGGTGATTAAATGGAGTTAACATTCGAAGGAGCATATTCAGCATTTTCTGGTTCTAATCCTGAAGCTGTACACATGGAGGATAATTCAGTGTATGGTTTTCAGGTAGACTCGGGACGATTGACAGGTAAACAATTAGAATATCCACCTGGGGATATAGACTGGTCAACTTTACAATTTGCAGATTTTGCTATAGTAACTAATGACAAAAATATATCTTTAATGAGACTCAAAAATGTACCTAGAGTTGGTATATATGGTGTATGGCATCAAGATGAAGTATTAGATCCAGCTACATCCGAACCATTAACTCCTGAACGACATAGACTTACTATATGGGAAGGAGAGACTGATATTTCTAAATACTTAAATAAATGTACTATAACCTTAGAAGATGAAACTCCAGTAGCTAAAGCAAGTCTTGTATTTGATAATCCGAATAAAATATTATCAGGAGAAGATACTAGTTTAATAAACCCAGGAATGAAGTTCGAATTGAAATTAGCTATGGGAGATAGTGAAGAATATCCTATATCTGTTCAGTATATTGATAGGGTAGCTATGGGTGCTAAAAAAGATTCTGTAAACACTCAATGTAGAAATATATCTGGTAAATTACTAGTAGACCAGACATTAGATGAGGATACAGAATATCCTTATCAAACTTACCATTTAAATGTTATAGACTTATTAGATAAGGCTGGTGTAGAAGAATATCTAGTTCAAGATACCGGAACATGGCAGTTTGGTCTTAAGTTTGAGCCTAATACTACATTCATGTCAGCTATAAGGGAATTTATTGAAAACTCTCTTAACTGGAAGATAGTAGAAGATCAAGATGGTACTATTATAGCTGGATCGATGGTGACATATTCAGAAATACAAAGAAATAGTAGATATGAGTTTGATAGGGGGTCTGATGTATGGAGTAGAGATATAGTAAGAGATGATGATGAACTATATTCTAGAGTATGTGGGACGTATGTCCTTACAGTTGCGGAGGAAGAAGTAACTCAGTATATTTACGTTAACGTTACTAATGACTCTGAATGGGATGTAGCACCTCAGAAGACCTTATATATTGATTTTCCTAAAGAGTCAGACAGTGTAGATGTAACAGCTAAACTTAATGAAGTAGCAGATCTGCTAAGTACGGCAGGGACTCAGGAGACATTCATAGGCCCAATAAGACCTCATTTAATCCCTGGAGATGAAGCCAAGATTAATTCAGAAAATGGATCTAAGATAATAGGTCTAGTTACTACTGTTGCTCATACGTTTAGTAAAGACGACGGAACCTACACACAATTCACAGTTGACAGCTCAGGAAGAAAGGGTAAACCTAGACTTAGTACATATATAAAACAATTAAACAATAAAAATAAAGGTAAGGGTGAAAGAATGTATTAATATTCAAAAAGGGGGCTTAGCGTATGGAATCAGAATTAATGCTTGCTGGAATATCTCTACTAGGCACAATGGTTGGTACTGGCGGAGGTATAATTATATCTAGTAAGTTAACAAATTACAGACTTTCTCAATTAGAGAACAAAATGGATAAACATAACAATTTTATAGAAAGGGTGTTTATATTGGAAGAGCAAACTGCTAACATGAAAGATGATATTTGTGAGAATAAAAATGCTATTCATGATCTTGAGAGAGGCGGTGATCGCTAATCTATAGAAGGTTAACACCCTTCAATACTATATAAAGGAGGAATGTTATGAATATAAGAGCGAAACTTACAATCGATTGGTTCTTTGCTGCTTTAGTTAGAGCATTAAAAACCACAGCACAAACAGCTTTAGGTCTATTTACTGTTGGTACTGCATTCACTGAAATAGATTGGTTTCATATTTTATCAGTTGCGGGGGTGGCGGGAATTTATTCCCTCTTAACGAGTATAGCCACAGGCCTTCCAGAGGTTACTACGGACGGAGAATTACTAGTGGATGAAACGAACCCTAATGAACCTATATTCTTATTAGATCTTAATAATGAGACGGATGTTAGGGTTAAAAAGTATATTAGACTTAAGATTGAAAGTGATATAAACCTGATTTCGCAAGAATAACTAAGCCTATAATGAAGTGAAAAGAAAGGAGAAGATTATGTTAAAAAAATGGTTCACCAACAAACAAAAGAGAAAGTTAAATGAGGAAATTAATAGGACTCAGTTAAAACTCAGTAATTTAGATGAGAGTTCTGATGAATATCAAAAGACTCTGAGTCACTTGACGAAGTTATTTAAATTAAGGGATGACCTTAAGATTAAAGTAAGTCCGGCAGTGGTTACAGGAGTAATTGGTATAATTCAGATATTGCTTATATTAAACTATGAGAAGACTGATATATTAACCTCTAAAGCTAGTCATTTTGTAAGTAGGGGACGTGGTTAAAACACGTCTTCTTTTTTTTTCAAAATTCCACGGCGGAAACTTTTATGGAAACAATTCGCATATTTAACAACTCCTATAATAGAAGAATATAAGGAGGTATTATAATGGATATTATGATAAAGTCATTTGGGATTTTAATAGGATCTCTAGTAACTTTAAGTTTAGGAGCATTATTAATGAAAGCTTATTATGATTCTAATAGTTAAGGGCGCAAAGCCTTTAATTTTTGAAAGGAGTTTTACAATGAAAATATTACTTTATATTTATCTGGTATGTACGGTAATTATATTTGTAGTCAGTAAAAAAAGATACAATAAGATGATAGACAATGCAGTTAACACCTCACAAGAGTGGAATATATATTTTGCATTTCTTACTTATTTACTTTTATGGTTCATAATACTACCAATAGTAGCTTTTAAGAAAAAAATAACTAATTAAGAATTTTACACCGATTTAAATCAGTTTTAAGCGATTTTTATAAAGTCCTCCTTATAAGACTATTAAAAACCTATAAAAATACTTAGAATTCGATTTAGTGCGGCTAATAGGAAATTGGCTATTTTCGGGCACTTATCGCTCGATTTTAGCCATATTTCGCAATAATTACTACTCTTATTACGTTACAAGTTATAAATAATATAAAATCTATTTGAAAGGAGGGGAAAAATGATGAAATTATATTTAGTAACTCGAACAGACGAAGTAGATTACGGAGAAGCAGAGGCGTTTGTAGTACGAGCGCCTAATAAAATAAGTGCTTTGAAAATAGCACATGCAGAATCGGACCAATACCATAGCCCAAAGCGGTACTTGTTCAGGTCGGATAATACGTCCATAATTGAGTTAAAAAACGAAGGTCCAGAAGAAATTATATTAGGTAGTTATATTGGAGATTAAAAGAGAATCAATCATATAAAATATCTTCTATTACTTTATCGCAATAATTACACTTCCTATAATGAAGAATATATAAGGAGAATGTAATAATGAATTACGGAAAAATGAATAAAGTTAAAGGATTAGGTTTTTTAGAACGTGAATGGATGGAACGTACTAGTGATCAGATTTATAAACTAGCTATGGATGAACTTAATGATCATTCACCTTTATGGTTGACTAGAGTAGAAACGGGAGATTGTAAAGAGGAAGGATTAAAGATGTTGCAGACATTAGTGGATTATTATTCTGAGCTATATGGAAGACATTCTATATTTAAGAGACAGATTAATTTAAAAGTTAATGAAGATTTCAGTTATGATGTTTATGTTATGAGTTATAAGTAATCTTTAAGCGAGAGGTGCAAACCTCTTTCTTTTTTAAATTGAAAGGAGTTTGAAATGAAGTTGGAATCTATTTATAAACAAGAACAAATATCTAAAATTAAGGAATTTAAAGAGTTTATAACTAAAGAAGAATTAATGATGGGTGGGTTTCATATAGAGTTTACATTTCCTAATGGATATGGGGCTTCTATAATACAACATAGTGGTAGTTATGGTCTTGAATTAGCAGTATTAAAGTATGGACATTTATATTATGAATCACCGATAACTGACGATGTTATAGGTTATCTAACCATTAAAGAGTTAAAAGAAACTTTAAGAAAAATACAATCATTAAGTAATGATGAATCGCATATTTTACAACCCCTATAATGAAGAATAAAATAAATTTTATAGGAGGATTTATAATGAAAAGATTAAGTAAGAGAGTACTATCAGTTGTATTAGATATTCTATTTGTAGGGATGTTTATTGGCGCAGCAGCCAGGAACATGTCTGTAGGGAATACTGGAGCAGCGATATTGTTTGTTACTGCATCGGCAGTATTAGGATGGTTCTATATTAAAGATTTTATTTCTAAAACGAAATAGGGGTCACACACCTCTATTTTTATGAAAAATATATAAGGAGGTATACATGAGTGACAAGTATAGTTATATTTTAGAACAAAATGCTATAATAGAAAGTATCAAAAAAAAGAAGTTTGTTGACAGGTTGAGATTAGCTCGAAGGATTATGGACAAGAACGATGACAAATATAAAGTTACAATAAGAGCTAATAATGAAGTAATAATGGAATGGAAAGAGGAGGATGTATCATGAGTAAAAAACTTTCAAATGAAGAATTCACTAGTATAATAGAAAATCAATTAGATGTCTGTTATGAGACATTACTAGAAAAACAAAAAGAATATGCTACAGAAGATAGGCTACATAACTTTAATGTAGCTGCAGAATTGCAAGGGACTTCACCAGAAGCGGCCTTAGCGGGTATGATGGCTAAACATACGGTTTCTATATATGATATGTGTCATAGCGATGAAGAATTTGACATAGAAAGATGGAATGAAAAGATAACTGACCATATGGTATATTTATTACTATTAAAAGCTATAATAAGACAAGAAAATAAGAAGTCTAAATTTGACAGACCTGATGATGGTTTACATGCTTTTATAGTTCCTAAAAAAATATATAAGGACGGACTAGAAGATTACTTGAAAGATATTACTAAAATGCAAATAGAACGTGACTAATCGCAAGAATAACTACTCCTATAATGAAGAATAAACAATAAGGAGGAGTAAATATGAACTTTTGGAGTTTTTTAGATAAGGCTATGGATAATATTATTACTTTAGTGTTGACACTATGTTTAATGGTGTTTGCATTCATAGTATTAGTAGGAGCTATATTGTTATTATAAAAACTGAATGAGTACTACAAGGTACTCTTTCTTTTTCTTCGCGTTATAAACAGAGCCTATAATAGAGAGACGTATAAAAAGCGTTCTCTTAAATTTTTGAAAGGAGTGACTTTATGAAAAAAGAGTTAATTAAACAAACCTTTCGTACTTTTGGAAAAGTCTTTAAAAAGAACTCTCCTACTATATTAACAGGTTTAGGAGTTGCAGGACTTGTAAGTACGACAGTGATGGCTGTTAGAGCTACACCAAAAGCTTTACAGGTATTAGAAATGGAGCGAGAGAATAAAAATAGAGCTCTCACTAGAATGGAGGTAGTTAAGATTGCTTATCCTTATTATATTCCACCTATACTTATGGGTGCGGCGACTACTGGGTGTATTATTGGAGCTAATTCGATTAATCTTAAAAGAAATGCTGCACTGGCTTCTGCATATTCTCTAACTGAAGCTTCTCTTAAAGAATATAAACATAAGGTTAAAGAAACGCTTGGGGAGAAAAAAGAGCGTGAGATTAGAGACGAAATAGCGGCTGATAGGATGGAGAAGAATCCAGTAGATGATAACCAAGTTATATCAACAGGTAACGGAGATACTTTATGTTATGAAGCTACTTCAGGAAGATATTTTAAGTCTGATATAGAAAAAATACGAAGAGTAGAAAATATAGTTAATCGTAGATTACTACAAGACGACTTTGTATCTTTAAATGAAGTATATGACCACATGGGGTTAGACGGTACTAAAATGGGAGATGAGATAGGTTGGCAGGTAGATCAAGATGATTATGCCTTAATAACCTTTGAATTTAGCTCGCAGATTTCTAAGGACGGACAACCATGTCTGGTGGTGGATTTTAAACGTCCCCCCAGATACGACTACATGGACTTATTATAGAAACCTTTGGAATCGCAGAAAATACAACTCATATAATGAAGAAAATAATAAATCTTGAGGAGGATTTAAAATGGAAGAGAAAAAACAAGAAACAGTAGAAATTATTGAAGAAAAAGGATTTTTTGGTAAAGTTAAGGATTTTGCAGTGAAGCATAAGAGTAAACTTATTAAAGGTGCTGTAGGTGCTGGTCTCTTGATAGCGGGTTATCAAGCTGGAAAGAGAAACGCATTCACAGACTTCGAAGAAGTTAATGATTATGATAAACTAGAATCTGGACTTAACGATAGTCCGTTTTACGAAGATGATACTGAAGAAGTTGAATCTGAAGTTAAATCTGAAGAGAAGTGATTTTCTAAGATGAGTGTTATGGTAAAACATAGCACTTTATCTTTTCCAAAATTGAAAGGAGATTTTATGAAAAAATATTATAAAGAACCGGATAAACCTTTTCTAACTAAAGAGGAAGCTATGTTATTAAAACTAAAAAGAGTATATTTAGAATTAGGTCTTGGAACTATAGGACATAATTTGAATTGTTCAGCTTTTGATATTTTGGCAATCGAAGAATGTAGATCTACAGATAAAGAATTAATAATGAAATATAAGTTCTTATTAGAAAAACAAATGGAGATGTGTGAAAGAACTATAAAAATAGTTCCAAATCATACAACTAAAAAATTCTGGAATGGTGATACTACTAAATGAAAGGAGTTTAAAAGATGATTAATAGAACTAAAGTTAAATGTGTATGTAAGAAATGTGGATTTCTTAATGAAATATCAATACGAGGTACTATTATGGTAGATTCTTTCGGTGTATCTACTAAGCACGATTTTACTTGTAAAAAATGTGGAGAAGTACAGATGTTGAAATTGGAAGGAGTAATAAAATGAAAATATTAAAAAGTGTTATAGGTCTTGTTGCTGGTATGGGAGCTGGTGCGATAGTCACTAATATCGTATCCGCAGCTATACCAAAAGATACCAATAAGATATCTAAGATTGGATATGTTTTAGGAGGTATATGTATAGTAGGTATAGTTAGCGATAAAGCTTCTAAGTATGCTGAAGACCTTGTAGAACAAGCGGAAGAAGGATATAAAAATATAAAAGAAATGACTGATTTAAACAACTTTGAAAAAGTATTATTTGATACCGAAGAAGAAGCTAAAAGTATTTTAGACGATATGAAGACTATATTAGAAGCAGAAAAAGAAGTTACAAGAGCTAATTTATTAGTTCTCATGGGTTTTATGCCTAAACCAGGTGATGAAAAAGTGGGATGGATTAACCTATGTAAGTCTAAAGTTATTAAAGCTAAAGATGATTATTTACTATTATTACCTAGAATGAAAATCTTGGAAGGAGATGATAAATAATGGATAATATAATTAATAAGGACGATTATCCAAGTAACTCAAAAACAACAAAGAAAAAACAAGTAAAGCAAGTCGCACAAGGCAAGGTTAAAACCAAAAAACCCGGACTATGTAAACGACTAATCGGAACTTTCTTTAGTGATGATTTAAGTTCAGTAGCTTCATATGTTGTATATGATGTAGTTATACCTGAAGCTAAAAGTACCCTTCATGAAATAATAACAGGTGGTTCTGATATTCTATTATTTGGAGAAAAGACCCCTTCAAGTAAAAGTAGAAGAAGGTCTAAAGGTTCTTATGTAAGCTATAATAGTTACTATGATGAACCTAAAAGAAAAAGTAGGGTAAAACCAGCCAGAACTGGAGCTCCTTGGCATAGTTATGATGAAATATTTTTTGAACATAGAGGTGAAGCTGTAGATGCATTACAAGCTATGTTGGATGTAATAAGTGAATATGATATTATATCTGTAGGTGACTTCTATGAAATAGTAGGACTTCGAGGTAATTCAGCAGATAGAAACTATGGTTGGGAAGATCTAAGTACGGCTAGTATCCAACACGTTAGAGGAGAAGGTTATAGAATAAAACTACCGAAAGCGAGAGTGATATAAATGGCAAAACTACAAGTAGCTATATGGAATAAAGGGTCGGTACAGACGTTTGATATTCCTGATGACATTCCGAATAAAGAAGCAGAAGCTAAAAAGCATGTTGATGCTTATATAGAAAAGTTATTAAAAGATATAAAGGTTGAATGGTTTGTTGATTATAAACAAAATCAATATAGAAGTTGTAGTAAATCATTTAAGATTGAAGACTTAGATGAGGCTATGTTATTTCTAAATAATGTTGATGAGAACTTCGAAGAGTATAAAGAAGCACCTAACTTTAAACCTAATAAGAAGGATGATTAGGATGAGAGTTGATCAGATGCGAAAAATTATTAGTGAAGCTTATCCAGGTCATAAATGGAGAAAAAAAGTAAATGCAATGCATAATAAACAGGTAATAGCAGTATATCATAAGATAATAGAACAGAGAAGAAAACTATTGAAAAAAATGGAGGAGGAAAAATGTCAGGAGAAAGAAAACCGACAGATGATGTTCTGGTAGTATATTATAATAAAGAAGACATAACATTAAAGGTTATTAAGTTGAACGATGACTTCTCAGGTAGCATGTTAAATATACTAAAAGGACCTGAAGCTAGCCATTTATATAAAAATTTGAAAGGTATAGTAAAATGAAAACGCCCGATAAAGTTATCTTAATAGGATTTGATGATACTAATGAAGAATCTATAACTTCATTAGCTATAGGAGAAGTTAATGATAGGAGGGTCATAACAAATGTAAAACATTTCTATGGAGAAGAAGCTGAAGATAATTTTAGACTTTTAAAATCAGCAAAGAACAATGATGAAAGAAAACATATAATAAATGAATTAGTGAAAGGAGATACAAATGAATAAAATTGATATTATTAAAAAGACAGCTATAACAACATTTAATAAGGCGAAATTTGTAACTAAAAAGAATTCCCCTGAAATATTAATAGGTGTTGGTATAGGGAGTATAGTTGCAGGAACAGTTGTAGCTTGTAGAGCTACTTTAAAATTAGAAGATGTAATAGAAAAAAGAGATAAGACTAAAGATCAAATGAAAGCAGCTCTTGATTTTGATGATTCTTATAACGAGCACGATTATAGTAAAGACCTTTCTCTCCTATATTTAAACACAGGGTTTGAAATAACTAAACTATATGCTCCGGCTTTCATATTAGGCACTATAGGTATAGGTTCTATATTAGGTAGCCATAATATCATGAAAAAAAGAAATGTAGCTATAACTATGGCTTATAAAACTATGGAAAAAGGGTTCTCCCAATATAGAGGTAGAGTTATTGATGAGTTAGGTGAAGAAAAAGATAGAGAGTTTAAGTACGGAATTAAACAGAAAGAGATAGAAGTTACAGAAACTGGTAAGAATGGTAAGAAAAAAACAGTTAAGAAAAAAGTAGGAGTAGTAGATACTTCTAAGATTTCACCTTATGCGCGATATTTTGATGAGAGTAACTTTAACTGGTCAGATAGGATGGAACAAAATAGAATGTTCCTACAAAGCCATCAAACCTTTGCTGATCAAAAACTAAAAGCTAGAGGTCACTTATTTTTAAATGAAGTATATGATATGTTAGGATTTCCTCATACACCTGAAGGACAGATTGTAGGTTGGGTTTTAGATGGAGAAGGAGATGGTTTTGTAGATTTTGGAATGTTTGATGTTCTTGATGGCCGATATTTAGATGAGTTTGATAATGATACTATAGGTGAAAGAAGAAGAGACTTCATTAACACCTGGAAAGATACTCCTGGTATATTGTTAGATTTCAATGTAGATGGAGTAGTTTATGATTTAATTTGAAGTAGAGATGGCTTTAACGCTGTCGGTTCAGGGTATAAAGAGCAGGACATGCTTAATTATCCTGACCTTTATACTTTCATGTGAAAGGAGTAATGTGTGATGTATGCTAAAATAATAACTTTAGATGTTAAAGAATACGCTGAGGTTACGGATGATGACATTCTTTCTTTATACTATCATCCAAATGAGAAAAAATTTTATACATCAAACGGACAACCAATAACCGTACCATGGGAATATTTCCCATTCTGGATATTTGAAATGCTTAAATATTCGGATAATGATTATGTTTGTATGGAGACTTCTGAGGGTGATATAGTAGAAGTCTTCTTTCCCTCGCTAACTGATGAATATTTTGGTTTGGCGTGGAGAGATGATATTTAGAAAGGAGTTAGAGATGGACGAAAAAAAAGAAGTAAAACTAAAACCTGATGTTAAATTAGTAGACCCTTTTGTTAGTGCATTCACAGCATTCGGGTTAGGGTTTGGGGTAGCACTAGTATTTAATGGTATATCAAGGATAAGATATATTATTAAACATTAAAACTTTTGAAAGGAGTATGTAATGGCAAAGATAGATGAAAATATGGAAAAACGTAAAAATCTTATAAAGAATAGTTCATACGGTAGACCGCAACCATGGGGTTACTTATATAATATATTTATAGAAGAAGATGCTACTTTTAAATATATTGATAATGTATCTGTTAGTGAGCCTATAGAAAACAATACTATATTTAAAATATCAGTTGACGGTGAGGAAAAAGAATATTATATTTACGGAGAATCTAAAGTTAGACGTATGAAACCTATAAGTTTATTCTTGAGAAGGGTAGAATATAAAAAACTTAACCCTTATATAAAGATACCTGAAAGGAGTTAAATATGAAAGGATTGTTATGGTTTCTTCTAGGAGCGGCCGCTGGTAGTGGTATAACTTACGTTCTAATAAAAGATACGTACGAACAGATAGCTATAGAAGAAGTTGATGAAATGAAAGAATATTATGAAGAAAAAATGAAAGAGGATAAAAAAGCTACTATAAAATCTGATGTTAATTCTAAACCAGACTTAGATGTTCTGGCTAGAGAAAGAGCTAAAGGTGAAAGAATACCTTATGATAAACAGTATATTCCTGAGGATGAA